TCCCCAATCAGAACGAAGCGGTCGCCAATCTGCAGGCATTGCTTGTGCTTGGTGTCGGCAAATACCTGAACGTCAACGTCCTGATGCCGGCGCAACTGTGGAGCAAGCTGCAAGCAGCGGAGGCGTCGGCACAGCGGCAATTAAAAGTGTTCTTCGGGCCGACTGAAATCATCCCGGAATGGACGCCGACGCTGCGGCAGACTATCGATGCCTTTGAAGCGGCCGGAACCCCTTACGCGTTCCAGTCGGCATTCGACTACGACCCCGATGCGTTTCGGGACAATCGCTGGTCGTTCATGCAATTGACCCATACGCCCGTGCAAGCGATCCGTTCGATCTGGTTCGACGTGCCGTCTCCGTTTTTGATGGGTTTTACGGTGCCGAACGAATGGATACGGCTCGATAGGAAATACGGGCAGTTGCGCTTGATCCCCATCACGTCGGTGGCATCGCCTCAGATGGCCTATGGCGTGCAGTTGCTGGGCGGGGGTCGCGCGTATCCACTGTCGATCCAGGTCAGCTATCTGGCCGGACTGACGAACGTCACCGGCGCGGTGGTCTCGTCGTTTGTCGATGCCTGGGACGACTTGCTCGATGTCGTCTACAAAATGGCGATGCTTAAAATCATGCAGGACGCGTTCCTGCCGTCGTCGAGCTCGATCTCGGCGGACGGTTTGGCGCAGTCGGCCAGCATGGTGATGGCTGATTTCCAGACGACGATCGACGCGATCTTGTTCGGGGCGAAAGGCTCTAACGGCGGCTTGTATGCGTCGATTCATGGCGCCAGCGGCGTGCTTGCCGTTCTATGATGCTGTCGCCCGATTCGTTTAATGCATTTTTAGCCGGGATCGGCCAGCAGTATGTCTGGCGCAAGTCGGCTGCGTGCCCGTGCATCGATTCGCACTCGGGTGCGGCAAAGCCGTCCTGCCCTCTCTGTATCGGCAAAGGCCGGCAGTGGCAGGCCGGGGTCGATGGGGTCGCCGGCATGTCGGGAGTAAAAACACAGCACGAGTGGGCGCAGTTTGGCGTCTATGAAAGCGGCGACGTGGTGGTTACCATCGGCAGCGATCAGCCGATGTATGCGATGGGGCAGTTCGACCGGGTGACGGCGTTGAATGCGACTAATCAATTCTCGCTGGTGCAAACGCACGGTTCGCCGGTCGAGCGGCTATTGATGACGGTGGCGTCGATTGACCGTGTTTTTTGGTTGACGTCGGATGGGACGGCTACCGTTGACGGCGGTATTCCGGTGGTCGCGGCAAACGGCACGTTGTCATGGCCGAATGGCGGGGAGCCGCCGGCAGGCGCCAAATATACGATATCGGGCGCGAAGTTTCTGGATTACTTTTGTTATGGGGATTTCCCGGCCAACCGCAACGCGCAGTCTGGATCGCCGCTTCCCAAGCGGGTGGTTTTGCGTGACTTCGACTTGTTTATGCGCTAATGTTTGAATTAACAATTCTGAATTGAGGGAACTTCCATGTCAAAAGCAATCTACTCGGACGATGAACGAAGAGTAATTAAACAGACAGTCGAAGAACTAGGCAACAAAAAGATGAAAGAAGGTTGCCATGGTTTTAGAGACTACTCAGACAAAACCATTCGTGAGGCAGCAAGACTGCAACTTAACAAGCCAAAAAGTGAGAACAATGCTGCGATCTCCGTTATTGGCGTCGTGCTTGGGGCGAACAGAAATTGGGAAAAAGTGGTTCGCCCTAATCTGGATTCCCTCAAGGACTCTCAAAAATACGGAAGCATGACGTTTGAGCAACTCGAAGGACTATTGATTGCCATAAACTTTGAGGGCTTCAAAGAAGTTTGGGGCCACAGAGACGAAAAGAAATACAATACTCTGAAAGAGTTAGTTGCGGCCATTCGCGATTTTGCACAATTGCATCCGGGGTTAAGCGATTTCGATCTGATGTCACAATGGGCCAGAAATGCAAAATTGGAGAATCGAAGAACCGATATACTGGGCTCCATTCGGAATGTTGGAATCGCAACATTTCAGCATCTTCGACTTACATTCGGAGTGGACACGGTTAAGCCGGATCAGCGTGTAATGGAAGTTTTGCAACTTGAATTTGGTAAAAAACTTTCCCCTTCAAAAGCGATATTAGAGGTCGAAGAAATTGCTCGCATTGCGGGTCAAAGCGTAGCTATGATCGATCAGATTTTTGTCAAGTATGGATCGGGTTACCTAAAAAAGAACTCATCTTGCGAAGATTGATGTGGATTCAGCTTCTACGAACATTTCATTTCTCCGGACATTAGATCGGTGGCCGCCTAAACACCTCCGCCAGCACAGCGTCAGCCTGCGGTTGCAGTTGATCGGCCACCTTCTTGGCCAGGAACAACCCAGGTTTGGCTGGCACCACCCAGCCGGTCGACCCTTCCATCATGATCCTGAAGGTCAGATAATTTGATCCGCCGGTCGATTCCTTCATCCGCACCATGCCTGCGTATTTCTTTTGATCGGCCTTCGATTGCCCGCTCAACATCTGTGGCGTCAGACGATCTCCCCATGCGGTTTGGCTCTTGTTGACCATATAGGTCTTGCCGGTTTTATGGTTGGAAAGGTAGTGCGTTTGTTTCGCGGCCACCTGCATTCCTGACTTGGGCGACAGGAGCGTAATTTCCCCGGACGGTCGGGTACCGGAACCCGTCACGCTGCTATGCGACAGTTTCAGCGCCAGCTTGCCGACCGCAGGCGGCATCGACGGCGCGTGTGCGTCATTGCCCGGCGTGTTGTGGCGGATCGGAATCACCAGAAACCGTCGCCCGTCTTTCGTTCTCCGCACCTTGCTGCTGGTGTCGAGCATCTTCTTCAAATCGCGCGCCGGCCTGCCAGTTTCGATTTCATCGGCGTATTGGTAATCGCTGCTAACCACCGCCGAGAACGGCCCGGTCATGTCGACCTTGATCGAGGCCATGTAGGGTGTTTTCTCGCCGGTCCATAGCCGGGCGTCGTACACGGCCCGCTGCCAGTTGGCCTGCGCCCGATAGGCGATCGCCTCTACCGCCTGCGTGATCTTCGGCAGCATCGCGCCGTTGACGATCTGTTTTACCTCCAGCGCGTTCGGGATGTCGATCGTAAATGTGTATTGCGCCATTTCTTGCCTCCTTGCCCGGATCGTAATGTCACGTTTGCCTCGGTCGTGACGCCAGCATAGCGGTCATGATCTCCAATATTCTGCCTGCCGCCGTTGGGAATGCGATCAAGATTTTTCTTGCGCCGCCGGCCTCGGCCGTCAGTTGGATTCTGCTGCGCAATCTGTCGGGTGCGTTCGCCGGTCAAAACGATCCGAGCGCCGCATTGATTTTCAGCGGCAATGGCGAGACCTATTTTCTCGACGCATTCGGCCTCGTCAACGGCACGCGGTACTACTACGGCGTGTTCTATTTCGACGGCGGCGCCTGGACGCCGGGTAACGTCGCGTCCGCCACGCCCAATGTCAGCTACACCGATCAATCGGTCGACGTTTTAAGCGTCGTGCGCGACCGCCTCGACGTCGGCCTGCAAAATGAAATCACCCTCGGCACCCTAACGCCTGCTTGCGGCGTGATCGCCGTGCTAAATGCGCCGCCGGTATTTGAAGAGACCAACTGGCCGGTGGTCACCGTGCATGTGACTACCGACGCCAGCGGCGACCGTGCCATCGGGGAAGTGCTGTTTCCCGATGCCTTCGATCCTGTCACCGGCTTGTGGAGCGAATCGCAAGGCTGGCTCGCACGCGTGCAACTGACCATCGTCGCCTGGAGCAAGAACCCGGACGAGCGGATCGCGCTGCGCAAAGCCTTGCGCAAGATCGTCATCGGCAACCTGGAAGTGTTCGACAGCGTCGGGATGCTCAACATTGATTTTTCTCAGCAAGACGTCGACGAACTCGCCGCCTATCCGGCGCCGGTCTACCAGTCGATCTGCACCTTCTCCTGCGAAGCCCCTGCCGGTGTGGCCGACATGACTGGCCAGTTCACTGACGCCCCACAAACCACCATCACCCCCGTTTTTTAAAGGAATCCCGTGCCTGAAGCAACACAGCAAGTCGCGCCGTTTACCGGAACGCCGGCCAATAAGTCAGCAGCTGCCGCAGCGGCGACACAGAGTCCATCCACCACCCCATCCGAACACGCCATCACGCTGGTGCAGTTCGGCATCGAATTCTCCAAGAGCGAGAAACGGGTCGAGCTGTTGAACGCCTTCCTCTTTTTGGAAAGCCAAGCCGGTAACGTCAAGGATACCAAATCGAACTACTTAGCCCGGTTTGCCGCATTCGTCCATCAACCCGTGAATAAAGGGTAACGATGGCAGCAGGCTATTTCTTTAACGGTCGGCTCTGGATTTCACCGGCCACCATGTCGGCGGTCAACGACGACGCGATGAATCCACAAAGCCTGTCTGTTGGCAATGTGGCTGCCTATATCGGCGAGTCGGTTGGCGGCGCACCGAATACCCCGTTGGTGTTCGGCAGCCCCGCACAGGCGCAAGCGACCTTGATCAGCGGCGAATTGCTGCAAGCGGTCTTGACCGCGTTCAATCCCAGCGACGAGACCGGCGGGCCGGCGGAAGTGGTGGCGATCCGCGTCAATCCAGCTATCCAGGCATTCTTGAATTTGAAGGATGCGACCGGCAACCCCAGCATTAATCTTGCCTCGGCGGACTACGGGCAATACACCGACCAGATCAATGTCTCGGTGTCGGCCGGCTCCACCCAGGGCGTGCATGTGACGACGCAGCTCGGAAACGCCGTCTACTCGCAAGACAACCTGTACGCCGCGCCGTTGACGGTGCAGTACACGGGCGCGAACCCGAGCGCCACGATGACGATCAACGACACGACCGTCACCTTGGATTCCCCGGCGGGTACACCAGTTGCCACGATCAATCTGGCGACATTCCCGACGATAGGGCAACTGGTCGACAACATCAATGCCAACGTCAATTTCGCGGCATCGGTCACCGGCGGCTTTACTAATGCTCCGTCATTAAATGGCCTGGATGCGCTTACTGCGCAAGACATCAAGACCGCCCCCTATTCGGCGACAGCCACCCTGCAGGCGGTGATCAATTGGATCAATGGCCCGGCGCAATCGCTGGTGGTCGCCACGCGCGCTCCGAACGCTGGCCTGCCGCCCGCACCGATCCCGTTGACGTACCTGACTGGCGGCTCGGACGGGCAAACCACCAACGCCAACTGGAGCGACGCGCTTACGACTTTGCAAACCGTTGCGGTCAACTGGATTACCCCGGTGGTCTCGGATCTCGGCGTCATTGCGATGACCGATGCCCATGTGCAATACATGTCGACCATTGGCAGGAAAGAGAGGCGGTCGATTTGCGGCATGGCAATCGGCACGACCGATGCGGCGGCGATTGCGGCCGCCCTGGGGATCAACAGCGACCGCACTTCATTGATCCATATTGGCTATTACGGCTATGACCTGACTGGGCAATTGGCCGGCCTGCAACTGTTTGCGCCCTATCAGAGCGCCGCAGCGGTGTCCGGAGCATTTTCGGGATTGTCTCCCGGCACACCAATGACGAATAAGTCATTGAACTTTTCCGGGGTGGAGCGTGTACTGCTCAATCCGACCGATACCGATCCGTTGATCCAGGGCGGCGTCTTGTGCATCGAGGCGACCGCGAGCGGCTACAAGGTGGTGCAATCGATCAGCACCTGGTTGAACGACAACCGCTACGACAAAGTAGAACAATCGGTCGGCTGGGCACTCGATTTCGTTGCGCAAAACGTACGAACGGCCCTGGATGTGCTGCGCGGCTCCAAAAACACGCCGATCACCATGGGTCGCGCGGTCAGCATCACGGAATCGCAATTGCGCCTGCTGTCGATTCCCGAGCCACAGGGACCGGGCGTCTTGACGGGCAATGCCGCCAGCCCCGCCTATACGGGCATCACTGCCTCATCGATTGGCAACGTCCTGGCTGTGTCCTTCCAGTGTTCGCCGGTCTTGGGTGTGGACTTCGTGCCGATCACCATCTTCTCCGTGCCCTTCAGCGGCACGGCGACATCGTCATGAGGAGCAAGAATAGATGACGATCCAGAATAGTGTGAATCTCAAGACCCGCACAGGCAACCTGATCGTGGTGACCTTCGGCGGGGTGCAAGTCGGCCTGATTCAGTCGGTGCGGCTCAACGACGATTATTCGCCGGAACCGGCCAGCGGCGTCGGCGATATCCATGTGCAGGAATACGTCCCAACCATGGCACGGCATTCGATCAGCGTGCAGGTCATGGCCTTGAATGCAGGTGCATTACTCGCCTCGGGGGCCGCCGCAGAAAACGGCGACGCCATGTTGCAAGGCCTGGTGTTCGATTTCGAGGTCTACTCGAAGACCGACGGCACCTTGCTGCGTAAATACGTCGGCTGCTCGTATGCGTCGGGCGATGTCGAAGTCTCCAAACATGCCATCGTCATGCAGTCGGGGCATTTCAATGCCCTGGACGTCCAGGGCACCACGTTGTAATCAGACCCAACCCAGCAGACAACGACAGGG